CTAGGGTGTCCTTCCCGGCCCTTGCATATCCGCAGATCAGTACAAGGGTCGGGGCGGCCATGGTGGTCATTCGGAGGCGTTGGCTTTGCGGATGGCCTTGGCCTCGCGGGAAGCGAGACGCGTCTGTCTTGCGGACATGCGTATGCGCCGGCGAACCCGGCGGAGGTTGAGGTCAGGCGCCTTGAGCAGTGCTTCGACCAGGGCCTGACGCATCTTGAGGCGGTTGCTCATTAATAGGGGACGTCTTCGGGGTTCGGAAGGTCGTTGACGACGGTCGGCTTCTGGCTGCCCTTCGGGTACGTCAGCTTGTACTTGTACTGGGGCTTGCCGTTGTACTCGCCATTGGCTTCGCACTCCACGCCGACAAGGATGGTCTGGCCGCAGGCAGGTGCGATGTATTCCAGATACTCTGCCGGCGTTGCGTCGAGCCTGATCTCGTTCGTGAACTTGCCGGAGAACTTGCCGACGAGCATAGCCAGGGCTTTGCCGTACTTGCTGGAGAAGTTCTTGGACAGGCAGAAGCCCTTGTCGTCGACGAAGAAGAGGCGGGCGGAGCAGGTGCCGTCCTCCCAGACTTTGACCTTGTCGGTGCCCTTGGGGCGGATGAGTTTCAGGCGGTAGGTTCCGTTGGTCGAGATGTTCGTCAGCGGGGGGCGTTCGTTTGTGGGTTCCATGTTAGGCGAAGGTGATAGGGGTTGCGGTGGTCGTGGACTTGACGTCGATGACCTGCACGTCGTCCGGGTAGGCGGGCCAGACGCCGGAGGCGCTGCACTCGCGGTAGAGGTTCACGGCCTTCTCGAAATCGGCGACTGCCCAGGACATCAGCTCTGGCCCGATCTCGCAGACGGCGGTCGCATAGGGCGGTTCCTTCTCGACGAAGAGGAATCGGAAGCCGAGGGGGCGTCGGCCTGTCGCGAGCTCGTAGACGACGCGGTACCAATAGGCCTGAAGGTTGTAGCGGTAATTGCGTACGGCCTTGAGCATGCCGGCAGCTGAAGCATCGTCGGTCGTCTTGATGTCCCAGAGGTAGTCACCGGCCACGCCGTCGATGGCGGCCTTGAGCGGGATACCGTTATAGTCGACGTGGTACATGACTTCGGTCTCGTCGAACTTCACGCCGTGATTCTTGAGCGCGAGGCGGGCGAACGAAGCGACGAGGTGCCCGGTAGCGGACTCTTCCGCGTCGAGGATAGTCTTGCCGACGTTGGCCGTGGCGAAGGCGGCCCACTGTTCCTTGCCGTCCTTAGTGCGGCGATCCACGTCAGGGGCGGTCGCATAAAGGTCGTCCAAGGTGTGGGGCTCGAGGACTGCCGAGTGAACGAAGGTGCCGAAGCGCAAGGCCTTGGTCTCTTCGTGTGGCGTGTTGATGTAGGCCTGATAGTGCGAGGCACTGACCAGGAGATGTTTTGCGGCTGACTGGTTAAGCGCTGGAAAGGCGCGGTATTCTTTTCTGTCGTGGATTTGTGGCATGGTGGTGGGAAATTAGAGGGCGGCGTCGTCTTCGCTTGGGTTGTGCTCTTCGACGTGCGCTGAAAGGAGGTTGCAGAGGTCGATGGCGTTGTCGGCGGCGAGGGCCACACGGTCGAGCTGATTGCGGAGGACGCGCTCATGAGCGACGACGGCCTTCAGTCGGTCGTAGATCGGTTTGATGTGATAAGCCTCTTCGATGTCATCGGCGCTCAGGCGCTCGAGTTCGGCTGCGGCCTCATTGATGGCGAGTTGAAGATGATACAGGTCGTCACCGGCAAGGCGGTGAGAATCATCGGGCGTCGGACGTAGGGCGGCGACTTCGCCACCGAGCTGAGTGAGGATGTTCCTCAGGTATTCGCGATTGGTCATCGGGTGAAGGTAAGTTCTTTTAGTTCTCCACTGGGAGCGAGCGTAAAGAAGCGGACCTGCGACCGGGCAAGCGACGGGTGCGTCTTACGCTTCCAGAGTCCAAGGTCGGAGAGGTAGTCGGCTTGCTTGCGGGCGGTCATCTCGACATAGGGGTAACCATCGAGGAGCAGGAGCAGAGCGTACTGGCCTTGGACGGTGCGGGCGATGCGCTCGATGCCGGCGGGGATGTCAGGCATGGTTGCGGGCTTCCTGCCATTCCTCGATAGCCTCAATCAGGGCGTCGGCGTCGATGCGCTGGGCGTGGCGGACGCAGTACCAGAGTTCGTCACCGGCCTCGCGCATACCTTCGAGGCGCTCTTCGAGCTGCTTGATGCGGGCGTCCTTAGCCGCAAGGAGGTTCTGGCCGTGCATGGCGCCCATCGCGGCAGAGATGGGGTCGAATGGGTCGAAGTCGGGCTGGCTCATTTGGTGAGGGGGCGAGGGGTGGGGGAGAAGGCAGGGGCGGTCGATGAAATGGCCGCAGAACGAATGCCAGAGGCCAAGGATCCATCGTCGTCAGTGTCCACGCTAATCCCCGCGGCGGTCGAAGCCGTGATGCGTCGAGCGTAAGTGACTAATGAACCCACTTGCTGGGCGTTCAGACCTTCAGCCTTTAGCATAAGCCGTCCGGCTTCAAAGACGGTGCCGTCTGTATGCTGAAAAATAGTGGTCACCCCGACTTTCTGCTCGTCGGTCGTGATGAACTGACGCAGCGCAAGACGGTGCTTCCAGAGGACTGGTTTAATTGCGTCCAGAAGCACGTCTAGGCTGACGTATCTAGCGGTGAAGTTTGCCTTCACGGTTTTGTTGGCGCTGACGTTTTCTAGTTCAGCCAGGGCGGCGACTAGGTCAGCAGTAGCGGACTGGGTTTGTGGCGTGGTGCTCATGGTGGGAAATTATTTGGCGTCCGTGGACTTGGTGACTTCACCGGCCTTGATGGTGGCCTCGATGTCAGCCAGGGACATCCGGGTGTAGTCGGGGACGAACAGGTTGTAGTACGTCACGCCATTGCGGACGGTCGGGGTCAGGAGGCGGGCGACCTTCTGATCAGGTAATACGATGTATGACGAGTCGGCGATGATGCGGTACTCGGTCGGGAGTTTGGTGTCTTTCTTCATTGGGGAGGGAGAGTTTACAAAAGGGAGGGTTTGGCCGAGTTATGTTAACTCAGTTGATGACGCCGCGGGAGGCGGAGTCAAAGATGAGGAGAGCGTCGGCGTTCCAGAGGGTGACGGTCTGGGTCGGGAAGAGTTCGGCAGCGCGTGCCTTGAGTTTGTTCTTCCACTGGGTCGTGGTCAGTTCGCCCTTGGTGCCACAGGTGTGCGTCTTCTGCCAGATGGCCGGACGGATGCGGTGGATTTTCCAGCCCATGGCGACGGCGGCGCCGTAGAGGACGCCCGTGTTCCACATCAGTTTGCCGATGGCCGAGCCGGGGATGTTCTTGCCAGCGAACAGCGGGGGCTCCTCAAGGTAGAGCGAGACATCCTTGGCCTTGCAGCTGAGGTCAGCGAGAAGTTGGCAGACCTCGACATCAGACCCGGGCATCTTAGCGCACTCGACAGGATCACCGTCGAGCGACCAAACGATGCCACCGTTCACACCGGGGTCTATCGCTACGAGAAGATGCATGGGCAAGACCCTTGTCACTTCCCACGCTGGGACAAGCGGAAAAGATTGCCGACGCGTAATGCGTAATCGTTCGGGGCGAAGTGGTAGGACTTGGCACCTTCGTAGCCACGGTTCCAAGCCAGGGCTAACTGCTCAGGGGTGGGGGTCGAGTAGCCGTCGGCCTTGAAGCGCTTACGGAGGATGCGGAGGTGTGCCGCCGCGATCATGTCCTGGGCGGTGACGTTGCGCCACTGCGACCACTGATAATGGAAGTGCTTCTCGGACTCCAGCAGGGCACAGGCGTCGGACCACGCGGCCTTTCCGACCTGATACATCCCACGCTCTCCTGCTTTTCCGATGGCCTTGCGATTCTGCCCGGACTCGACCTGAGCGATGGCCTCGAGGAAGGTAGCGTCGGAGGCCGCAGCGGAGTTGAAGCCGAGGAGAAACAGCGCGACAATAGAGAAAGGGCGCATGGGCTTATGCACCGGGCTTGCCCTCCTTGGCGGCGTTCCAGTCAATAACGGATGTCCAATCATTTATGCTACCCGACTTCGCATTGTTTGGTGTAACGCATTTGCTTAAAGCGGTGTAATGAACAGCAAGCAAATCCCCGGCCTTGGTCAGCCGCTCGACCTCGGCCTTGAGGCGGTCGTTCTCCGCCTTCAGTTCGCCGATGCGCTTCATCATAGTTACCTCTAGAGGGACGGGTTTCATACGCGTCTCGGGACTTGTGATCCAGAG